CGCATGTCGCGCCCCACCTACGAGGCGGGCTACGAGCCGACCGGCGACGCCGCCGCAGACGCCGCCCACGCGGTGGCCGACGCCGAGCCCTACGCCGAGGTCATGTGCGACTCCGCCGAGCCGAAGAGCGTGGCCGATTGGAGGGCCGAGGGCGTCAACGCCGTCCCCGTGCCGAAGCAGGGGGCGCACAACGTGCGCAACTCCGTTCGCTGGCTGCAGGACCGCGCGTCCATCGTGGTCGACCCCTCCTGCGAGGTGGCCGCCCGCGAGCTGACCTGCTACCAGTACGTGCTCACGCGCGACGGCAAGCCTACCGGCATGCTGCCTGACGCCGACAACCACGCCATAGACGCCCTGCGT